GTGACAGTATCATTTAATTCATAGTCTTTTATCCATATACATTTTATTCCGTCTTTCTTATATTTCTTTGTTTCATTTACAAAATAGTCTTGCGAAATACCTTCATTATAATCATATTTTGCAAAACGTTTACGGTGGTCATAACTATTAACATAGATTATCATCAATTTATTTTCATCAGAATAGAATCTATCCTGTATGGTTATGAAATCGTCTGAATGATGAATTTTATTGATTGAATAAGTAAAATTACATTTTAATGTAGCAAGAAAACTTTTTACAATGTTTAAATTCTTGTCTTTAAATATAAAATTACCAGTAATAGCATTAAATAATTCCAAAATATTCGTATATACATTCGTATCATATTTTTCGGAAGCAAAATAGTATAAACGTATTTTATTATTCTTACACAATGAGTATTTTGTTTTATCTAAAGACTGTATACTCTCTAATGTTACGCCAAAATGTCCCTCCTTGTAATGCTGTTCACCCTGACATTCAATGGCACAATTGTATTGAGGTAAAAAAAAGTCTAAAGATTGACGTTTTAACCAATTGGTATGATAATACTGTTTAAATTCAACAGAGTTATCTTCTAAGAATTTTCTAACTGTTTCCTCAAGTTTACTTTCTACACATTTTGGACAACCCTTACCCTGCAAATGATTGTGTGGTAATTGCTTAAAAGAACCATGCTGCGAACAAACTATTTCAACTGGGGTAGAGTTATTAACATAGTTAACCTTAGAATAATCATATTTATCCCCATGAATAATCTTAGATTTTCTTATAAATTCTTCTTTATTGGATGAGAATGTAGAAGAAAGTTTATCAGACTTACATTTTGGACAACCATATCCAGAAAGATGATTTGTAGCATTAGTATACCATACACCATGTTCATTACCATATCTATCTTTAACATGGCAACAAACAGGTATATTCTTCTCTTTAGCATTCTTATAGGTAAACTCACCATAAGTATACTTAGAATTATGTACTTTATTAAACTTATTAATAAGTTCTTCTCTTGTATGTTTCTTTTTTTCAGACATACCAAGAGGCTTTCTATGTGCTAAATGATGTTTAGGGCGCTGGGTAAACTTAACACCATTGCACCACAGAACAACAGGTGTAGACGTATTAACATATACGACATCTCGATAATCAAACATATTATCTCCCCATACCAACTTGGAACGTTTTATAAATTCTTCTCTATCCACTATTCTTGCTTTTATAAAATATATGCAAAAATAATGATTTTAGAAATATATCACAAGTTATTTTAGTTAAAAAACACGAAACACCATATTTATATTTAAAAATAAATAATAATATTATTAATTTATATTTCTATGAGTGATTTATTGCTTAAAATGCCTCTAAATTATGAGCCATTAAGAAAAAACCGATGGTTACTTAGATTCCCTGCAGATTTAGGTATACAAGAGTGGTGGATTGCTTCTGCGAAACGTCCTTCAATAAAGCAGAATGAGAAAGAAATTCAATTCCTTAACACATCAACATGGGTAATTGGACGTTACACATGGGATAACATGCAGGTAAAATTACGTGACCCTATTGGTCCGTCAGCTTCACAGGCTGTAATGGAGTGGGTTCGTTTACACTCTGAGTCAGTTAGTGGTAGACAGGGTTATGCTGCTGGTTACAAACGTGACGTAGAGTTAGAGATGCTTGACCCTACTGGTGTTGTTGTTTCTAAGTGGATTCTAAAAAACACCATGGTAACAGATTGCGATTTCGGTGATTTGGATTACAGTCAGGATGACCTTGCAGATATTTCAATGACCTTGAGATTTGATTACGCAATTCTCGCATACTAAGAATAAGAGTTTGATATGACTTTTTTAGTTATCTCAAACTCTTTTATAATTTATGTAGTTGACATAATCGTATTTTTTTCTATATTTTATATAAAATATAATGTTATGATGACAGCTGATGAATTGAAAAAAGAGATTAATATCAAAGAGAATAGTTTAAAGATGTACAATAAGACAAGAATGGATATGCTTTTGCGTGGTGCAGATAAAGAAGACTGTTCTGAAATTGAACATCAAATAGAAATGTTGCGTAATGAGATTGATACGTTGAAAAACATTTCAGAATTTAAAGATATTAAACTCGTCAATGATATATCTACTGAAAAAATTAAGTCTAATTTATTTAAAGTAAAATTTCCTAAAGAAATAAACATTGACCAAGATTGCATAAAAAGTTTGGATTATGATAATGTATTTAACCAAATTAGTATATCTGTAGTAGATTATGTTAAACGTAAGAATGGATATATTGAAATTCTTGGAAAAGAATTAGAGAAAAGTTGTAATAGAACTTTTGACTTTGAAATAGAGTGGTATGATAAAAAGGGTTCAATTGCCTATATAGAACAATATAAAGGGTGTAAAATTGAAGTTTATTATACACATAGTTGTACAATTGATAGTAATGAAGACCGAGTATTTGTTATCACTATTAGTTATGAAAAATTAGAGTATAAAGCACCAGTATTAGAAATTAACAAGAAGTCATCTTTTTGGGAGGATTTTTATAATGATAAAGAATCGAATGGTAATCCTATTTCAGCTACAGGTTACCCAGACCCATTCAAAACAAGAATATATTGGTAAAAAATGAAACAACCAATTAAAAAAACAGAGAATAAGAGTCGAAAAAAGACCAAAACAAGGATGAGAAAATCTAATGGAAAGTCATTAAGAACTCATCCTAAATTTGGCACAAGTAAATTAGAAAAATATTTTGAAACAGAATTTCTAAAGAAACTTAAAATCAAATATCAGTGGCAATTTGAAGCCAAAGACATACAGCGGAGTTATGATTTTTACTTACCAGAACATAATCTTCTTATAGAAGTAGATGGAGATTATTATCATGTAAATCCAGAAATTTACGAAGGTAAAAAACTTACACCAACACAGAAACATGATTTATGGGTCGATAAAAAGAAAAATGAATGGGCTTTAATGCATGGCATACCTCTTTTAAGAATATGGGAGAGTGATATTAGGAAAAGACCTGAAGAGGTTATGAAAACGCTTAAAAGCAGACTCAAAATACAAGGACAGAAAATACGTCTTGAAGAAAATAAGAATAAAAGACATGTAAATAAAATTCGATGAATGTTACGTTTTATATGCCGTACTTTGATTACAATGATGATTCTTTTAGTGTGGATAATAATTACTATAAAGATAATGACTACACGAACAAACTTGTAAGTGAGTACGAGAAATACAAAGATATAATTTATGAAACAATGAGTGATAGCACTGGCGCACATAGTGGTTTTAATGGAAACACCTATATGATGGGTCAGAAAAGCCCTTATAAAGATGATAAAATCAGTTTTGCCCAGTGTCAAGGTTCTTTGTTTGATATAGATAATAAACCAGAAACGGTAGATAACTTAATTACGTATTTCTCCCAACAAGAGATGTTTATTACTCGTTTTCTACTTGATTTTAATACGTCAGATGAAGAATTTGAAACAGAGTTTGGTATATGGAATCGAGGACATGACGAAATACATACATACGAATCATATGGTGAAGATTGGGTTTTACAAAATGAACCAAAAAGAAATGTAAAAATATGTTTTAAAAATAATGCTAATAAGGATATTTATGCTGAGTTAGTAAATTGTAAAATTATAGAAAGAGTAAAAGTCGGAGAGTATATTATTCTCGTGGAAAAAATAAATTTAATTGATAAATTCATATAATATGTCAAAGAAAAAACTAAGTGAGGAACAACTTAAAGAAATAAAGATTCTTCAAGCTAATAACCAAATGTTAGAAAATAGTATACAACAGGCTAAAGAGAGAGGTAAAGAGGAATCTGTTAAACGCATCAAGAAAGCGCAGAAAGAAGTTCAAGACCATATTAAAAAGATTGACCCAGATGCAGATGTGAATATCAATCTTAGTCAAACTATAAAAAAGGAGAAAACAAATGATGACCTATTCGATGACTATGATGTGTTTTCAATACTTAAGCATGAGGATAAAACTACTCAAAAAGTTGATAGTGAATCTTATAGAGAACATAGCATTAAGGATGAATATATGGATGATATCAGTGACGATGATGAAGAAGATGAAGAATATGTAGATTTGACTTCAGATGACGAGAGTACAATACAAACAGCTGCAAAAGTACAGAACGATAAACTTTACAACAACGTTGACCCAGAGGTTCAATATGATATCATTCAGTTACCAAGTAACGGAGAGTGTTATCCTGACAAATTAGATAGAATCCCAGTTGGTTATTTAACAGCGTATGATGAAAACTTTATCACCTCTCCAAACTTATATGAAGATGGTTTAGTGATTGATTATCTTTTAAAGCATAAGATAATGAATAGCGGTATTGATGCAGATTCATTAGTTAGTGGTGATGTAGATGCAATCATGGTATGGTTACGTGCCACAAGTTACGGTCCAGAATTTCCTATTGTAGTTGCAGACCCAGAAACAGGTGAGAGAATTGAAACAATCGTAGACTTAACAACTATTAAACCAAAGGAGTTTAAACTTGTATCTGATGAAAACGGACACTTTGAATACACCCTTCCAATTACTAAGAAGAAAGTAAAGTTTAAGTATCTTACAAGAAAAGAAGAAAAGCAATTATCTCTTATTACAAAGATAGAAAATTATGGTACAAAGGCAGAACTTTTAAATGAAATGAGTAAGAACTTGATGAGAATGGCATCTACCGATGAATTTATGTCAGCTCAAGAAAAGGGCGAAGTTGATAAAACTGTCAAACTAATTAGAAGATGGATAGAACGATTGAAGAAGAAAAGTGATAAACCGTTTACACGTATGATTACAAATATTCTTCAGTTGCAGGTCGTATCCGTAGATGGAAATGCTGACAGAAAGTACATCAATAAATTTATTAACACAATGCCTGCACGTGACTCATTGATGTTGAGAAGATATATAAACGACAACGCACCTGGTATGAACTTTAACATTACTGTTGAAAGACCAGAGTCAATGGGAGGTGGCTCATTTGAGACCTTTCTTAACTGGGACGATTCTGTTTTCCTCAATATCTCCGAATTACGAGAAAAATCTTAAAGAAGAATTATTTGGATGTTTTAAACATATCGGTATACCTTTTACAACATTAGATAAGATGCCTACTCGAGATAGAAAATATTATATACATCAATATAATGAATATATGGAAGAAAAGGCAAGAAGATATGAAGGTAGTGGAGGTAGTTCTGCAAATATAGACGCAGCTACAGATATGGCTCAAAACGATTTAGACTTATAGAAAAAGCCTTGGTTAATCCAAGGCTTTCTTTATTTTCGTATTTGTTTGAAGTTTGCATTTTCAATACCGCTATATCGTAGGTTATTGGCAACAGTAATTAATTTATAACAACTCTTAATCTCAACATTGATATATGTAGTATAACGAACAAGTTGTTTCTGCAAATTCTTATCTGTTGTGAAACGATTAGCAAAATCTTGAAGTTGACCACTAAAACTTGAAAATATAGAATCAAGAATATTTTTCAAATTAGCAGAACGCAGCATATATGCATTATCCTGTGTTTTCATGTCTTTACTATTAGCACGACCGTTTTGAGAACCATTTTTGCCAAATGCTTTTTCTACCCCATTCATTCCCCTTTTAGCACCAACAGCAAAATCTCTTACAGGGTTCCAATTACGTAATTGTGAAGGGATTAAAGATGAAATTGAAGGACTCTCAAAAATATGAGACTCTTTTACATTTTTACCGTAATTAATAGTTGCTTGAATTTGCTTTAATGTCGCCATAAGCTGATTCGCTAAAGTATGACCAGCATTAAAAATCGAAGCCATTTCAAGATATTCTTGAGGAACCTTTGTTGCATTAACATTTTCTATCTGAGGATAGAATAAACAGCTTTCAAGATTCATTATTGCTGAATTAACGAGATTGGCGTATTTATTCTTATTAAACAACTCATTAATTAGAAATTCATTAATACTTTCTTTTATGATATTATCTAAATTCATTATCTAACCTTTTAAGATAAATATCAATTAAATACAAAAAATCTATTAACTATCAAGCCACATTTGAATAGTATGCATACCATTCATAATATGCCCCTCTGGGTCTTCTAAAAACCATCCCATAAACAAACTGAACAGAATAATTACAATAGCCCAAAAGAAAATAAGAGCTATAAAATATCCTATCATATCTAAACATCCTGAAAAAGTAAGAATGTTATTACCTTTAATCTTTGAAATAATCATAATCGTAAAGTTTTAATTGTTTAATATTTTATTGTTGATGCAAAGGTAAGTAAAAATATTGATGTAACAAAATATATTATTGTAAAAAATGTTAATAAGCTATTTATTTATAATAAAATAAGATTTAAAATAAAAGAAATATGGCACCTCTTGCTGTTATTGGAAGTATACTTGGATTTGCTGGAAAGAATTTTGCTAAAATAGTTGTTGGCGGTGCTACGGGTGCCTCTAATGTATTGATTAATGGTGCAAAGAATGTCGTTGGTGCATTTTTCTCACTCGTTAATCCTATATCCATGATTAAAAATGGATTGAACGAATTACAGAAATTTGACGAAATGGGTGTTAAGACATCACGTCAAATTGGTTTAAATTATGGTTCAAGCGTTGCTTATACAGGTACTTTAATACGACGTACTAAGGATTTAGCTGCCGTATATGGTGTTACAAGTGAAGCTATAGGACAAATTCAAGAGAATTTATCTAAAGCCACTGGTAAGGCTATAATGTTTAACGATGCACAAGCAGAGATAGCTGTTGCTGCTAATAGAACTATTGGTGAATCAGCTATGTCTCAGTTCTACGAAGAGTATCAGAAGTTTGGTGGTAGTGTTCAGGGAGCAATGGATTTAGCTGTTGACAGTTATACCCAAGCAACAAGGATGGGTCTATCAGCTCAAGAATACTCAGCAAAAGTCGCACAAAACATCAAAATGGCAAACCAATATAAGTTTGCCGATGGTGTTAATGGTATTATGAAGATGACAGCACTTTCAGAGAAACTTGGCTTCAATCTACAGTCAATGGGAAGTGTCATTGATAAATTTAATACTATACAAGGTTCTATTGAATCTTCAGCAAATCTTCAGATGTTAGGTGGTATGGGTGCTGCATACGGCTCTAATCCAATGACTATGTTATATGAGTCATTGAATGACCCAGAGGCTCTTACAAAGAGAATGACTGACATATTCGGCAGTTTAGGTACATTCAATACCAAAACAGGTATGAGTGAACTTACTGGATATAACATGGCTTTAATTAAAGAACAAGCAAAGGCTATGGGTATGAATCCAGAGGAAGCTGTACAGATAGCCAAATCATCCGCAAAAGTTAAATTCGTAGACCAGCAAGCAGGTGGCGCTTTAAGCCATTTATCAGAAGAACAAAAAGCGTTCGTTGAAAATAAAGCGCAATACGATACAAAGACAGGTCAGTTTACTATTACAGATGTTTCGGGTAAGACTAAGAATATTAGTCAAATGACACCAGAAGAAGTTATGGCTCTTCAAAAGCAAGAAAGTATGACTGATAGAGAGGCATTTATGAGTGGTGCACAGCAAATAGTTAGTGTCAGTGAGAGAATTGAAGGTATACAAGCTATGATAGGTGCACAATTAGCCGAAACCCTATTCCCTATGCTTGATGGATTTAAGAGTTTAATTAGTAGATTAATTCCGTCTATAACAAATCTTGTGGCGAATGGAATTAGTGTATCTGTTGGTCTATTAAAGATGATGGTTAGTGGAATAAAAATCCTCACAAATTCACGATTCTGGACAGGTCTTGCAAAAGTGATGATACAGGGTATATCTGCTGGTGCTGCTGTTGTTGCGCAATGGTCTGTAATGGCATTGCTTGGATGGTTTGGTGTCGCTATCCAAGGAATTTTATCATCCTTGGCTGTTATTGGTAAACTATTTGGTGCGGATAAAAAAACTCAAAACACATTAGACAAAATATCTGGACTCGCATCTGGCATTACATTAGGAAAAATGGTCTATGATGGCGTAGGCTCTTTATTAGATAAAATGGGTCTTAAAGGATGGGAATCTAAAGATGTGAGAGGTGAAGAATTAAGAAGTGACTTTAGGACCTTCAAGGACGAAACGGGACAAACTTTTAAAGCTGCAACCAGCATAGTAGGTGATGCTATAACAATAGGTAAAGAGGTTATGGTATTCGGGAAGCAAGCCGTAGACAGAATGGGTGCTACTGGAGAAGAAAGAAAAGCAGGGTTCAATAAAGCAATTGCAGATGCACAAAACAAAGATGATTCTAAGGTTAAAGTTGTTTATGACAATGTAGGTGTAATGCAGTCAGCTGGTAACACTCCAAGGAGGAGAGGACTTGGGACCTATAATAGTTCGTATAGTACAAACTATAATAGTACAGCATGGACAGATGCAAGTATGTCGGAAAGTTCACGCACAGGTGATGTAAATAACAGATATAATAGTGATAGTGATAAAGCCACTACAGCTGTAAGAGAGGATATTAAAACAGGTAGCAGTAGTGTGGTTGATGCTATTAATAGACAAACAACGATTATTGAGAATTTAAATGACCGTACCACTGTTATTAAAAATGGAACAACAGGAGTAAGACATACCAAGATAACTGTAAAACCTGTAGGAGAACCAACATACTTTGCAGACCCAAGGGGTAAAGAAAATGTATCACCTATTAATTCTGGTAAGATGGAGTTTGGTAACATTAATGTAAATGTTAGTGGTGATATTAATCTTAGAGGTACAGACGGTAAACTAAGTAATATTGATATGGATGCTATCAAGAAAGAATTAGAACGTTCACTTACAGCAAGTATTAGGGAAAATATGAATAAACAGGCTAACATGGGTATGACGAATAAAAATGTTAGTTATATTAGAGGTGTAGGAATTGATTCTGGACATAGAACAGCTTAACAATTCTATTCATAAAGCAAGAAAAAATATTATTATTTAATTGGTAATATGTGTGAAAAATGGCAAAAAAATCATTAAACATACTTAAAGAAATAGGTAAATCAAACTTAAAAAATGTTCTCGAGAATGGTGATTTAATTAACCGTTCTATTGGGGAAAGAAATTCTTATGATTCAATTACAACTGTATTAAAAGGACTTGGGCATAAGCCAGTCAGTTTAATGGGGTTTGATTATACATATATATTTGACCATGTAAGAAGAATATATAATAATAAGAGATTTACTTTTTACGGTGATAAACCGACCGTACATTTTGCTGACGTTGATAGAGATGTTGAGAATTTAAAAGATTGGGCAATGTCTTTTACAGCAACATCAACTAATACAAAGGATACTAATACATATTATTCTGAGTCCGAAGATGATGTTACTCAGAATAGAGCGATTGTTGCAACACAGGCGAATGCTGGTGTGTGGCATAGTGGTCTTGTGGAGAGTTTTAATGGTAGAAGTAACAAGTTATCACAAAACGAACTTTTAAAGAAAACTAACGATAATTTCACAGCTGGTAAATATAGGACATTAGTTGCACGTTTTCACACAAACTCTGAAGATTCTAAAGATGATAGTAATCCAGTACAGACCGCTATATCTAAAAAATATGGAATGTCACATGGACGAAATCTATTAAAGAGAATACCAACAAGTTCTTATGGATACGACAATCCTTATTGCCGTGTATGGACTTATCATCATCAATATCATACATTAATTGATGCTATACGACCATTTGTGGAAAATGATGATTCTGATGACACCTCTAAAATAAGTCAAGCTACATTGGAAAGTGATTATAACTGGGGTGCATTTAGAAGTCCATCTTATAAGTTCAATAATGGGTCTGACGATAAGTTCGGAACAGGTGGGGAAAGGTTGGATAAGTATGGAACAATGAACCGTTTAAATGGTTTACCAAACATAGCACCAGTTGTCAGTGTGTCAGACTATCGAGATGGTATAAGTACTGCTGCTAATAAAGTCAGATTAGAACAATGTATGTTTTCCATAGAAAATCTTGCGTGGAAAGATACATTCAAAATGAGTGATACCAAAAAGTTTGAAGATAACGGTTTATCTCCAGAACAAAAAGGTCCTTTCGGGGGAAGAATTATGTGGTTTCCTCCATATAACATCAAATTTGACGAAAGTGTCAATGTCGATTGGGGTGAAACATCATTTATCGGACGTGGAGAAAAGATTTATACGTATGCTAATACGGAGAGAACTGGTAATTTGTCATTTACTTTATTAATTGACCATCCATCAATAATTGATTATTGGGAACATGGTTTAAGAGGTGATGGTAACAAAACAGAAGACGCTTCAAACTCAGGTGTTGATGATATTGATAGTCATGAACAACAGATGTTAAGGTTCTTTGCTGGTTGTGAAGTTTTAAAGGCTGGTAAATTTAGGGTTCCTGAACCAGACCCTGTTCAAAATACACCTCCAGTGGCTTCTCCTTCACCAGATACACCACCAAATCCAGAAGATAAAAAACTATATTGCTTAATATATTATCCAAACAACTACTCTGGTGTAAGTGATGCACCAGGAACAAATAGTATTGTTAATGCCTACGATTATCTTATTAATGGTCTTGGAACACAGATGTTTAAAACTAAAAACGCATCAAATCCATCAAGACCATTTGAGGGATTACCGTCAGACGTTGCCGTAGACGTTTTGTCAGAGTATGGTGTGGGATATGAAATGAACAAACCAAGAAGAGCTGGTCTAAATAGTGGAAGAAGCACTGGTATAAGTATTTTTGGAAAGAATATAGAACCAAGAACACCTCAGAATTTTAAAAACTCTGAGGATATGTTATTTGATACCGCAAATTATAAAAACAGTGTTAGTGATAGTGAAAATGCTTTTATCGACTATAAAGTAAAAGGCGATGATAGAACTTACTATGCAGCAATGGAAGTACTATCTAATTCTAAAGCTAACAAAGTAAAATGGGGTGATAAAGATTATGGATATGATAAAGGTATCATATCAAGTTCAATTAGAAAAGCTCAATCCTACGTTCGTGCTGACATAGATAATTTCCCTATAAATACAGAAAACGAATGGACCGTTGAATTAAATGGTAACAAAACGTTCAAATATACATTAGGAGATATTGGAGATGGAAGTAAATTAGAATATTTCTATGGTGGAAATTCTGAAGAAGAAGCATCTTTTATTGTATCAGTAAACCCTAAAGAAAAATTAATGACTATTGGTTATACTGAGCCAATTAACAGTGCAGTAATAACATGTAAAGGTATTCGTCATGAATTGACTCAAGATGAAATTAATGGGTTAGGTGCAAAATATGTACCTCTTGGGGTATTAGATAGCGTTAATTTACCCAAAAATAGTACTTTTTCTATTGCTTTTAACGATAAAAGGTATGATAAAATCACTGTTAAAAAAACTAACAATGGTAGAAAGTATTTAATAACTCCAGATGGCAGAGCCAAAGTATATCTTGATAACGGAAAAGTATTTGTTAAAAGAGGTGAACGATTAACACAGTTTAATGTTATACCAATTAAGTATGAGAAAGGAATTGGTAGCAGTATATTGGAATGGCAACATAGACGATGGTGGTATCGTGTTGACAAAACAGATGATGTAATAAACCAGAGATTAGTAGACATAGAGACTGGGGTTTCTATGTGGGATAACTATGTAGATAAAAAATCTCACGCACTAAATAGTACAGGATACAAAAAAACACCAGAATCAGGCTTGTTTGGGCTTAAAGAAACTGACGAAATAGTTAGTTTTGCTGATATGTATGTTGGCTTACATAATAATGAAGAAATAACAAATTTCTACAAAGATTGTGTAGACGAAGAAGGTTTATCAAAAGTTAAAGATTTGCTTAAAGGTAAATACAATATTACAAAAATAGAATATCGTGGTCATGCATCTATACATGGTGATAATAAAAGCGATAGTGTGAACGTAGAACGTAATACAAAGTTAGCTGTACAAAGAGCGGACACGGCTAAAGCATGGTTTTCTTCATTCAAATCACCATTCCAAGATTTAGCAAAAGCAGGTGAAAACAATACAAGAACAAATATACAAACAACACCTAAAAGAATTGCTAATAATGATGTAGATGATATACTGATTAAGCAATGGAGAAGTGCTGCCATTATCATACACTATAGAGATGCTTTGACTGTAGATAGTCAAGATAGCATGACTAATACACCTAAGATTCTACAAGACCCTAAGTTGCCTCAGTTAGACAATGAAGAAGGGAAGGATTGGACAATATTAGGTTCAAAGGATAATGATGGGAATATAACAGGGTACACTTGTAATGATATTTTCATTATGCGTTGTGGTGCACATTATTGGAATAAGTTCTATTCACGTCCTAAGAATGCTTATAATCGCTTAAGTGTTGACATGTGGATGAATGACAGCTCTACACAAAAAGAACTCCTTAAACTGTACGGAAATGGCGTTCAGGGTAAAGAATGTACTGGTGATATAGATGGATTCAGTGATAGTAATAGAGAGAAAATTCGTGGATGGATAAGAGATGCATATAGAACAGCTAATTTATCTTCCAATGACACGTCAAGTGTTTATTCAAGAGAATCTACATCTACAACAGATGAAACTTCGACATCAAATTCAGAAACACGTGAAAAGGTCATAGGAAATGGTGTTCCAGAAGTAAATGTTACTGACCAACAGTCATTCAATAAAGCTATGGCATATCGTTATTTCTATGATTACAATTTCTATCCCGATGAAACAACAAGAAGACCTGTAGTATTTGACTTTGATAACATTTATAAATGGGGTAATGCACATAGATTAGAGTTTGAAGAAGAATATAAAAATCAATACGTTTATTATGAACCATGGTTTTTAGAAAGTGTTGATTTGTTCTATAAAACAAATGGAAACCCATCTTTATTAAATGATGATAAAGAATTTAGTAAGGTAATTAAACAAGTATATTTAAACGAAGAAACATCTATAAGTCTATATACGAAATATGATTATGATAAACTTCGTGATTATGCTATCCAATACTGTAGCTATCCTCGTGTTTATGACAGAGTAAGAAAAGAACTTAGTAAGTCAGTAGGGTTGAAATATCTTGAAGATTATGGTAAACAAAAACAGGATATAGGTGATAAGTTTATTTACTCAACATTAGCAGTGAAAATAGTTGATGATTTAAAGAATAATCGTGATGGTGTTTATATTGCAAAACAATATAATATTGAAGAAGTTAAGGGAATTGTAAACGTCTATAAAAAAGGGATAGAAGGAATACCTTGTGGTGATACAGACCCTTATTTGGACACTCTCTTAAGTGCTATTAGCTTATTGGAAAATCCGACATTCAGTAAAGACAATGGTAATGGAACAGAAAAAATCTTTACAACGATGTCAGAAGTTACAAGTCGTATGACAGATGACGAATGTAAAGCAAAGG